ATTCTCGGAGAGTACGTCTGGCACAGTGAACCCTCGCAGTGGTGCGGAGGGTGGGAAGAATGCGGATCAACCGGATGCGTCTTCCCATCTTTCGGCAAAGCCAAGCGATGTCCCGAGTGGCAAGTCCGCACGGGCTTCGCGTGGCCGCCGCGAGGGCCAGAAGCAGAAAAACAAAGCTTCATCGGCCAAGCAAACCGATTCTGGGCAGGCAGAGAAACCCGTCTCGGATCGTTCAGCGGCCGATGTTCAGCCATCGAATACAGATCTTTCCTTGAAGAATTTGCAAGCAAGGGTGGACAGCATGCGTGCAACGCTGTCCAAACTGCCGATCTCTTCTCAGAGTGGTGCCGAGGCCAATGCTCTGATGAGGGATTTGCTCTCTTACGCGATGCGTTGCGAATCGAAGAAGCGATAAACGGCGAGGCATCTCCGGGTGTCCCGTACGTGTCGCTCGGCCGTAGTAACAGCGAGGTCATGCAGAATCATCAGGGATTAGTTTGGGATTTGGTTCGGTGTAGGTTAGAAGCTTTGTGTGTTGTGCAGTGTGGTCACATGCCGGCTGAAGAGCTGGTAAAGCAGGGATTGTGCGATCCCATAAGAGTCTTTGTCAAGAACGAGCCCCATTCGGAAGGAAAACTGAAGGATGGTCGGTATCGATTGATCATGTCGGTCTCCCTTGTAGATCAGCTTGTTGAGCGAGTCCTTAGCTCCGAGCAGAACTCTCGGGAGATCGCATCATTCGACCGACTGCCTGTCAAGCCAGGTATGGGTTTTAGTAAGACTAAGATTGACGCCAACGGTGCTTACCTAGATACGTTCGAGCGATTAGTTTCGACGGACGTGTCTGGATGGGACTGGTCCGTGAGCGGCGACGAATTACTATTCGACGCCAAACGCCGATCGGTTGCCGCGGGCGTTCCTGAGGACTCTCCCTATGCTCGGGCCCTTCGCGCTCGAGCCGTCTGTCTTAGTCGGTCAGTTATCTCTTTCAGCGACGGCACCATGGTCGCTCAGCGTTTTGATGGCATCCAGAAGTCCGGATCTTACAATACCTCCTCGGGTAATTCGTGGATTCGGGTCGCGGCTGCGGTGTACTCGGGCGCTAGCAAAGTGTGTGCAATGGGTGACGATTGTATTGACGACGGATGTGATCTTGAAAAGATGGCTTCGCTTGGCCACCCGATTAAGGATTGCTCCCGAGTTGATGCGTCCCATCCTAGTTGGCAGGAGGAGGTCTCGCTCTGGCCGAGCGAGATGAGAGACGATGTACGACGAGTATTAGAACGGCACTCTTGGATGCCGTATGATGCTTCGCTGGTTCCAGTGGCAGATTTCTGTTCGCATTGGTGGTGTACACGCCCCCGCGACGGGAGTTGGGTCATAAGATACCGGGGTTTCAATAAGTCGTTATTCCGTCTCGCACAGATCAGGCAGAACAAGAGGGAGCATTTGTGTGAGTTCTTAGGCTTAATGGCGGGCAGTCCGGCGACACCACATTGTGTAGCGGCGCTCCTGGATGAGGGTTGGTTTGATGATTTCCAACTTTTATAGACTGTGTTAATATCATCAGGTTCTCAATGAAATGCCGTCGGTAAAGGCTACCTACTGAGATGCAAGACGGAGGACACCCAATCAGGCGGGTGCGGTCGGTGTACAACGCTCTTTACGAGCGGACTGTAGTACGCGGTGCAACGTCGGTTCAGAATCCATCGAGTGAGGTTGTCTCGCGCTAGCGAGATGCAAATCCTTCCCGGTTTCCCTG